GCCGCGGACAAGGATCCCTGACTCCGCACTCCACCGTACTAGACGGTTGATGATGGAGTAAACGTCAGCACTTGTAGAGAGGTTCTTCAGGTAGACACCACGAATGTCGTGTCCCCTAAAGTAATCACCTCCACAAGATTCACGGAAGTGCCCTGTATTGAACGACTTGTCGACGTTCACCTCAAAGCCGAACAGCTTCAGAGCATCGGTTATGAAATCATAACTGTCCTTTCGGACAATTATATCATCGCCGAATACTCCAAAATTGCTCTTCTGTGAGGAACAAGCCATGGGTGTAATACCCAGAATCTTGTAGCAGGACACAACTATGCTCGCGAATAGCATCGTTTGCAAAGGAAACGTGAAAGCATTCCCCATGGACGACACCATGTGCAGCTCTACAAAGGAACCGTCTGGAAGGACGACTCCCGGGCTCCTAGTATGCAAGAGCCACCGATAGAAATAACTCGGTGTTATCTCGCGTAGGAGGTTGAGCGACACACTGTCAGACGCACTCGACAGATCGATGGTACCAAAAGACCCATCAACACTGCCGTGGCGTGCTAGCCACCTATTCCACCCTTGCTGAAAAGACATGGAGATCTTCCATCTCCTCAGTAGTTGGTGTTCTAGGAAGGCACCGATACCTTTCTGAAAGAGCATATTCAGATTTGGTTCGGTACAGATTGTACGCGATATTTCTGACGTTTTTGGAACAAAGGAAAGACGGTTACCCTCCACCATTTTGGCTGAACGATGGGTCTGACGCGCAATTTCAGCGTGAGTCCATGTAGGCCAGGAAGCAATGGCGCACCGGTAATCCCGGTAAAGTCGACTGCTCGTGTGAGTCAGGTTGCTATCGAACAACTTTGTATAAAAGTTGTCCGAAACAGCCCCTTGGCTCGCACCAGGGCCGGTCATGAAACCTTCCGATATCCTGGAAAGGTCCATAGCCAGTTCTGGACCGAGGAAGAGGAACTCATCGAAGCGGTTTTTGACCTCTCCAATAAGCTCCTCCTGGAAGAGCCGAAATGGCTTAAGAGCGAAGACTCTACAGCGCTCATTCATTGTAAGAAACAAATGAAGCGCTTTCGAGTCCGCCTCAGAAGAGATCGCACCCTCAAATTTCTTGAGGAACGACCTCTTCAACCATAAGGCTCTCGCCTCGGACAGACTCATATCAGATGTTAGCATATGGTCTGTTTTGGGCAAGTCTGCCTGAAGGTGACGAAACACAGCAGCATAATCATGCATGTTGTATCTCCGAAGATGGGTCAAAGGTAGCGAAGAATTGAAGGAAGATTCCGAACGAACTCTCGACAAGAGTCCGCACCGGAAATCGCTACCAACAACACCATCAGTGCGATGGATAGAAGCCTATACCACCACCTGCGGATACCCTTGTCCTGCTTCACGGATTTCTCCGAGCATCAAGACAAGCCGGACACCAGCGTGTCGCCCATGCCCGAGCTGAAAGCAGCCTGGGCAAGGACTCCAGCGAGCAACGAAATCATCGCTCGCAGCTGGGCCGGGTCCGCCGTGTCAGACCCAGCCGGAATATCGAATGCCGCTCTTAAGAGAGCGACAGACGACGGCTGAGCAGCCATCGGGAGAGCACCCTTTCGGATGATCACGAGATGGGTGTTTTTCGGCACGTTGGGCAATAGCCCGGTGGTGGGGTTTGGCTTCCCCAGGACCTTATAGGTCGCTGGCCTCACGTACGTGAAGGTGAAGGGGTCCGATGCAGCATGAACCCTGACTCCAACTTGCGTGCCACCCAAGGCGGTTACAGCCCACTGCTTCCCAAACACTGTCGGTGCAGTATCGACCGACAGCGTATAGGTAGGAGAGGTGAAACCTGTCTGGGCACCCCCGGTTACGGGGGAACTGATGGTAATGGCCAATTGACCACTCCTTTTCTTTTAGTGGTTGATAAAATGGAACCAAACCACGCCTAGGTCCCCTCAATGGATCAGACTCGAGTCATAGGCACCAACGTTTCCGTTGGTCTCCCTATATTTGCGCCACCAGCTCGCGGGGAACATTCTAAATGTTCCATCACGTAAGTTAGTGGCGTAGACGAACAAAGCGTTAGCGATCTTACGATCTCCTTCGCTTTGAACCGAGACTGATTCACCGGCTCTGAAAGCAAGCCACTCTCTGACGACTATTAGGCGTTCAGCAGCGGAACAAAGAGCCCAAGATGCGGAACCGAATTCCCTTATGAACTTCAGGGTTTCGGTCCGTGCCAAGGACAAATTAATCCCCTGCTTGGACGACTGATAGAAGATCTGCTTTACCGTGTCGACAAAGTCGACAAGGAACAGAACTTCTTCAGCCGGCAGAACAGCGACACCTCTTCGAGCTTTTTCCGACCCACCCTGAGAATCATAGGTGAGACGGATATACTCTAGGAGATCTTCATCTTGGCACAGTAGAATGAGGAGATCCTTATTTTCCTCATCGACGATACCAAAGTGAATCAACGTGTTGCGTAAAAGTACGACATCACGCTTTGCTTTCATTGCTATTGCTCCTAGGTTAGTAGAAAGGCTTTGGCGGTCGAGCTCCTGCAGCTAACGCAGCGATATTTAACCACTGCGTGCTGAAGGGTAAGCTAAAGGTCAAGGTAGGCCGAATCTTGGCCATATCAAAACCTTTGCGTACGACCGTACGTAGCTCTGATTGCGTGTCAATTTCCGCACCACTGAGACTCACGAAACGCGAACCAAAATTGGCCTTTGGAAGATCAGAAAGAGGCTGAAACTTACGCTTATCAAAACTATGCGTAATATCAACCTCTTCGATCCACAAAGGCCCATCGGTTGTGTTACATGAAGCCTCAATTATGTCGCCTATATTAGTAAAATAGTCGACAAGGAAACTGTACGGTATAAGTTCCCAAATTGACGGCGCCCAATCTTCCACAGAAAAGCCCAACCTCTCAGCAGCCCGACTCTTTGGAGTCAGGTCACTGAGTTGAAAGGCGTGGCTGCGGTCGATAAGGCGCTGGGCCAACGAGAGAACAGCCGCACGGTTCTGGAGCCTGGTTGCCCACACACCATAAAGGATACATTCGGAAGCCATAGACTGTTCCCTTTCCAAGGTGTAGTTAACACCAGAGATCGGGCTAAAGCCTACAGGACCGACTGTACCAACGGTATGTGAGACGCTTTTAGGTACGACGAAGTAAGCTCTGAACTGTTCTCTTTCGAGATAGTCCTTTGTAGCTATCCTCGCCAGTCCTCTAGCAGCGTCCTTCAAGTCTCCGATTAGCGGTTGCCAACCGAAGACAGCTTCAAGCCAGGTATCAGCAATAATCTTCGCGGTATCGGGCCGTCTGGCCTTCCTCGCAGAGGCGGGTAAAAACATGTCAGAGCGTCTCGCCAATCTCTTGGCACGCCTGATATATGTTTGTATCCCGTCTTGAAGAGCTTTTGCTGGGCGAAAAAGCATTTTGATCGTTTTACCGAGTTCGCCAGCCATCGCAATGCCCATAACGGCACGGCGACGACCGGTCCACTTTCGGTGAAAGATCCTTAATGCACCTTGACACGCTTGATCCAGATCGGATGATGCCCAATGACCAACTACACGTTGTGGCATATTGAGGCCGAAAAAGACCCCTCTATGTCCACTAGTATAGATGACATTGGAATCAGGTCCACTAGCAGCCTTTCGCCAGTAAATAGTACAATCGGCGTCAGAAGTGCTAGCATTCATGACTGTGAAATTGAGATTGCCCGAAGCGTTCAGGTTCTGTTTGATCTTGACCCGAAAATTTGGGTCCTCAGATCCAACGCGGTTAAAATCGTAGGTGTTCAGAAATCCTGACCACCCACCATCTTCCGCACCTGTAAACGAATTCGTGTCCCATGAGTAGCCGCGCCATGCGACTCTCTTGGGTACATTCTTATTTCCCATGTCATGTCCTCTGGATTGACGGAGAAAATCCCCGTCCAACTTTCCTAAATGAGCAGTTCAGAATCCGGTCAACAGAAGCAAAGTCACGCAGCCTAAAAGGTTGCCGTGACTCCAAGCTTCTTCCGACCGGA